CGAAGTAGAGAGAGTTGAATCGTTAGATACTTACATAGTTCCTAGGTTTAGTAAAATAGAAGATTACGTTCAGACTAAATATGCAGGATCTGCTTCTAAGACTAAGAAAAAATTAAGTCAGTGGAAAAAAGAAATGGAAGATGGTGACGGGGCAGGAGCCTTGAACGAAATGAAAGATACCGGAATGTCTTTCCAAATAAGTAATTTAATAAAAGAAGGTGGTGATCAAACAATTGATGCATTAACTTTTTTAAAGATTGGACAAGATTTATTACAAAATAACAATCAAATTAAAAGAGGATACTCTGAATTTTATGGAGCCAATCAATTAGGAAAAAATGCAGGAGCGGCTAAAGTAGGTAATG